GTTGCTTCGCCTTCAAAGTCAAGCCTCGGCAGCTACTATGAGAAGACTGCTCTCGGTTCCAGAAAGATCAACGTACTCATCGCTTCTCCTCTTACCACAAAGGTAGTTCCGAAGATATCAAGCATCTACTTCTTCGCTCCCGGCAGTCATACCAAGGGTGACGGCTACCTCTACCAGAATAGAGCACTGTCCGATGTATTCACCTTCCCGAACGGTAAAGACGGCAAGGTCGACAGTATCTATGTTGATGTAGATACAACTGAATACACAGGTTCATGAGCGCGTATCTGAGACCTGGGGAATACCACGGCAGCATACCTTCGGACCAGCTTGAGAGCAGGATCCGCAGGGCTTGCAGAGACATCGACAGTCTGACGTTCAACAGGATCGTCAAGGCCGGCTTTGAGAATCTGACAGAGTTCCAGCAGGATCTCGTCAAGGAATCCGTAGTGCTCCACATGGACTTCTGCTACGAGAACGCTGAGCTTCTCGAGTCGCCGCTGAGCGCTTATTCCATCAATGGGGTGAGCATGAGCTTTGACAAGTCAAAGATAGTCACAGTAGGCGGTGTTACGACTTCAAGCGAGGTCTACGGACTGCTTATGCAGACGGGACTATGCTATAGGGGGCTGATGTGAATGAAGTATCCTCAGCTCGTACCGGATAAGGTATGCACTACACCGATAACAGTGTACAGGGAGGGCGGTCTCAATAGGGACGGCTCTCCCAAACGCACTGTCATATTCGAGGGAAAGTGCAACTACTCCGAAAAGACCTACCAGCGCATGACCGCTGACAAGCAGCTTATAACGCTCAATGCGACGGCGCTTTTCAACGGTGATATTGCACCTGATGTTGATAACATCGAGGGCGATGTTGATGTGCTCAGTGGTATACACCGCAGCATATACGCAAGTCAGAAGTGCCGCAACCCGGACGGGACAGTCAACTATACTCGACTGGAGCTGATATAATGAAAGTCAAGGTAACGCTTAACAAAGCTGTGATACAGCGCATATCCGATGCGGCAAAAGCCGCGGCTGTCGATACAATGGAGCAGCTATATACTGACCTTGTGAACTACTCTAAAACAATGCCGTATAATCTCGGCGATATGCAGAATAATCAGACATTCGTTGCAGTTGAGGGCGACGATACAATTAACGGCGTCGATACCTACTCGGTCAGTCTTGTCACAGGCTCACCGCAGGCACGCAGACTTTATTATCACCCGGAGTACAACTTCCAGCACGGCACGAATAAAAACGCAGGCGCATACTGGCTCGAACCGTACATCAGCGGCGACAAAAAGAACTTCATACGCGACAAATACACTGAGCTGTTCAGAAGGAGGGCGGGTCTGTGAACTACCTTACACTGCTTGAAGTCGCGGATATGCTCGCGGAGCTCCTCAGCTTCGAGGACATCACCGCCGGGACTATAGACGGCTCACTCAGCGAGACTATTGGCGTATACCAGCGCGGAGAATTCGTGCTGCGTGAGTGCATAGGTACAGTTCCGAGCTATGAGATAGCCAAGCTCAGACTGCTTGTGCGGTGGGGCAAGAATCCCACAGCGGCAGAAGCTAAGGCTGCCGAGCTCGCAGGACTTGTGCAGGCGCTCAGAGATATGCCCACAGGATCGCATATTATCAAATTCGCGGACGTGAAAGCTGTCCGCGCCATAGGAAAAGACGAAAAAGGCGTCTGCGAGTATGTCGTGGATGCCGACATCATATATTCAGAAAGGAATGATAATTAATGCCGGATAATACAGTTTCAGGGGTATTCCCTTGCTATGAAAATCAGTTCAGCATTGATGTTACCGGCGGCGACGGTGCGACTGCTGCGAACAACAAAACTATCGCCGATATGGAGAGCTTCTCCGTAGCCATCGACGGAAACGTGGAGGAGTGGAATCCCTACGATACCGAGGGCTGGACACGTCGCCTTGTGACAGGCAAGTCTATCACCATCTCGGTCAGCGGCAAGCGCAATATCGGCGATGACGGCAACGACTACGTTGCAGGTCTTGCCACGAAAACAGGCTCAGACTGCTCGACAACAGTGACATGGAATTTCCCGAGCGGCGCAAAGCTCGTTATTCCCTGCGTTGTCAATGTAACTGAGTGGGAGGCAGGCGATGCGAGAAACGTCGCTCCGCTCGCGTTCGATATCATGAGCGACGGTAAGCCGACTTTTACTCCGGCGACCTGACGAATGCTGCACAGTCAGAGCCGCAGAACGAGCCAAGCAGCGATGAAAACGAAAACACAGCGTCCGATCCTGAGTGACCGGGCGCTGCTTGATAAATGGAGGTATGCAATATGGCAAGAATGTACACGCTCGATAAGAAGCTCCTTTGCGGGAGTCCTGAGATAAGGGTCGGCGAGAAGGTCTACCCCGTAGACGACCGCACCAAGACCGTGAAGAAGATATTAAAGCTTTTCAAAAGCGAGGGCAGCGATGACGTTGACAATACTGAGGAAGCTCTCAAGCTCGCATTCGGCGAGAAGTACAAGGAGATAGAGGAGCTTGATATGCCTTTTGCGGCGTATCAGGAGCTTGTCGAGCTCGTCATCAAGGCTATGACCGGCGAGGAGCCGGAGAAGGAGCAGTCCTTTCCCGAACAGTGAATCGTGGTACGACCTCGAATATGATAAAGACCTGATATCACAGTCGATAGCAAAGCAGTATCAGATACTCCCCTCAGAGCAGGGAGTTCTCCACTATCAGGAATGGCTCCTGCTTGTAGGTGGACTTATGGAGGATACTCCGCTCGGACAGATAGTGCTCATACGCAAGGAGCAGGACCGCGACCGCATAAAGCGTTTCACTCCGTATGAGATGCGGATACACAACGAATGGCGGAGCTTCCGGACTAAGAAGCTACTCGCAAATGCTAAGCCGGAGGACTTCTCAAAGCAGTTCGAGAAGATGTTTTCGGCTATGTTCGGCTGATTGACAAAAAGCAGTATCCATGCTATAATGGACATGGGTACTGCATAACGGTAGGCGGTTTCTCCCGACATCGGGAGGTGATGCCCTATGACATTTTTAGAGCTTATTGAGTTCGTAATTATGCTCACTAAAGACCACTATAACAAAAAATAATTTCTTTACTTAAAAAGAAATAACCGCCCTCTCTCGCAAAGTTGGCGGTTATTTCTTAACTTCTAAACTTATGGGAGAAACCGCTTATCGCAGTACCCTTTCTTATATTATACCACAATTTCACAAAATGTCAAGCACCTGTTTTTAGGTGCATTTTTTATGCTCAAAAACAAGGAGGTGAGAGAATGCCGGAAACAGGAAGTGTAGGAGCTATATCCCTTGACCTTACGATACAGGACAAGCTCACGGAGCAGATAGACCGTGCCATATCTGCGGCGAGAAGCCACGCTGCAAACATCAGCAGGGAACTTGAAAAGGCTATGACCGAGCCGCTGAAACAGGCTGCGGCAAAGACTAAAAGTATAACCATACCGGTTGAAGTCCAGACTGGCAACGTTGCTGAAGAAATACATGATATTGCCGATAAAGCTGAGACAGCCATAAATATACCTGTCGATATCGAACCGGAAAGTGCTTTCCGCGCAGTCGAGGAAAAAATGAGCAGTATAGCGGAGAGTATCTGGGAGAAGCTCGGAGCTGTTGACTTCCCGACTGCAAGCGCAGAGAGATTCACAGGTCAGCTCGAAGTCATGACCGAGAAGCTGGCTCTGATGCAGAAAACGTGGCAGGAACTCTCAGCAGCTGACCCTTTCGGTACGGCGGCAGACCGTGCAGACAAGCTCGAAAAGAAGATAGCCGACCTGGAGAGCCGGCTCGCAAAGCTCTCAAAAGGCAGTAAGGTAAAAGTTCCGGAGCCCCGGACGGTAAAAACTCCGGCTGCTATGGTCCCTAAGGCCGAAACAGGCAAGACAAGCGTACCTGCGGCAGATATAAGCTCTGCCGTAAGCGGCGGTCTCGGCGGTATAGCCGGTATGATTGGCACCGCTATAAGCGGGAACCCTGCTATCGGTTCAGCTGTCAGCTCTGTCGCGAGCACGATAACAGGTACTCTCTCAGGAGCTTTCAAGAAACTGAACAGCCTGATAAACAAGGTCACTGGCAACGCCTCGGTGAAGCTGAAGAAGCTCATCGGCAATATCGTCGATATCACCAAGCCTGTCAGAAAGCTCGGCGAGACGCTGAAAAGAGCATTCAAGGCGGTATTTCTTGCCGCCGGAGCGTATGCCGCATTCCGTGCGCTGAAGGACGAGCTCCTCGAAGCGGCGAACGCTGACGAACGGTTTGCCAAGTCGCTCAACGAGGTCAAGGCGAATCTCTCTATAGCCTTCACGCCGATAATTCAGCACATCATGCCCATGCTCGACAGCTTCATGGAGAAGCTTGCGGTCGTATCGAAGCAGATAGCCGGCTTCACTGCCGGACTCTTCGGCATGACCTACAAGCAGGCGGCAGACGCGACTAAGAAGATAAAGGACATCACTGCTGCGGCGAAGAAGGCAAAACTGACAGTCGCAGGGATAGACGAGCTGAACATCCTTTCTGATAACAGCGAGGACGAGCAGGGTATCGACTACAGCAAGCTCGATATGTCGGAACCAGAGCTCCCCGACTGGGCGGAGCGTCTCAAAGCGTCTATCCGGAACGGCGACTGGACCGGAGCAGGCAGAGCGCTTGCGGACAAGGTCAATGAAGTCCTCGGCTCTGTGGACTGGAACAAGGCAGAGCAGAAGGTCAAGGAAAAGGTCAAGCACCTTGCCGACCTGATAAACGGCTTCACGGACGAGCTCGATCCGCGCGGGATAGGCGATTCTATTGCAGGAACTCTCAATACTGTCACCGGAGCGATAACTACATTCGCTGATGATATAGACTGGGGCAGGATAGGACGCAAGCTCGCCCAGGGGCTAAACAGAGCTATTCACAAGATAAAATGGCGCCAACTCGGCAAAGCCCTGACATCGGGAATAAGAATACTCACAGATGTACTGTATGATTTTTCCGAGGAATTCGACTTCCAGAAGCTCGGCGCAGGTCTGAGCAAGGCTCTCAACGGAGCTGTCGATAACATTGACACTGCAAAGATAGGAAAGACACTCTCGAACATCATCAAGGGAGCTATCACAACTGCGACATCTTTCCTCGAGGGTACTGACTTCAACAAAATAGGCGAAAAGATAGGCGATTTCCTTGAAAATATCGACTCCGAGGGTATTCTCAGGGGCGGAGCTGCTCTCGTACATAAGATATTTGATTCCATGCTCTCTGTTGCTGAGGGACTGCTCGATAAGACTGACTGGGCGAGCATCGGACTGTCTATCGGCAGAGGTCTCGGAGGCGGCGGAAAAGAAGGCATCAAGGAAGGTATGTCCGGCGAAAGCGGTATCTTTGACGGCTTGCTTGCAAGACTTGTCAAGGTTTTTGTGAAGCTGAAATTCACCTTCATCGAACTTGCCGCGGCTATCGGAGTCGGCATAGTATGGGGCATATTCGACGGTATCACCGGCGAGCTTGAAAGTGTCGGAAAATGGATAGACGATAACATCACAACGCCTATTATCGATGGTATCAAGGAAAAATTCGGCATCAGGAACGGCAGCTCGACTAAGACCAAGAGTATAGGTTCCAGTCTGATGACCGGGCTCAAGAACGGTGCTTCCGACAAGCTGGAATCGGCTAAAAAGGTCTTTACCGGACTGCGTGAAGACATTGAAAACACGTTCTCGGATATCGGAGACTGGTTCAAGGATAGGTTTGAGGAAGCCTCCAAAGGCGCCAAGGACGCTTTCAGCAGCATAGGCGTATGGTTCGCTGAGAAATGCGGCGACATCAAAGCTCCTTTTCTCAAGGTGGGCTCATGGTTTGGCGAGCGCTTTAAGGCTGCCCGTGACAACATCGAGCGGACTTTCACGGACATCGGCTCATATTTCGGTAAGCGCTGGAATGATATCAAAGAGCATTACAGTTCTGTCGGCTCATGGTTCAGAGACCGCTTCGAGGCAGCGTATGACAATATCAGCGATGTATGGAGCGACTTGCCTGATGTCTTTGCAGGTATCTGGGAGGACATCAAGGATTCGACTATTGACAGCCTTAATGATATCCTCGACGGTCTGAACGAATTCACCGGCAGATTTGCTGACGTATTCGACGCTCTTTCCGGAGCAGGTATCGGAGCAAAAGTGCTTATCCCGAAGATATCCAAGATACCGCATCTTGCGACCGGCGCACTTGCTAAAGCTCCGACGCTCGCAATGGTCGGAGATAACAGAAATGCACCTGTAGATCCGGAGGTAATATCGCCGCTTTCAAAATTGCAGGGTATGCTTGAATCGGGAAGCAGCAATACAGAAATAGTCGAGCTGCTCAGGCTTATCGTGGAGCTGCTCAGGAATGGTATATCAGCGGAGTTCATCGGCTCGATGTTTGGCAGTGACTTCAAGCGGACGGTGCTGAAAATAGTCGCTGAGGATAGTGCAAGGAGGGGATAGAATGAACGTAATACTGTCGATTAACGGCGCACTGCCGGCAGCTCAGCCAGAGCGGAACGGCGGCTATATCGTTACTACCTCCGACCTGCTGTCCTCGGGTTCCGGACGCTCAGCTGAGACGGGCAGAACTATTCGCTACAAGGTCAGGGGCAACGTCTACAAGCTTCAGCTGAAATTCAAGGGTCTAACTGCTGATATCGCGAGCGTATATGCTCAGATCAAAGCTTTTACTCTGACAGTCAGGTTTTATGATCCGAGCGAGGGCGGGTACGTTACGGCTGATTTTTATTCCGGCGACCCGTCTTTTGTTCCAAACGGCGATACAGCGGAACTCTCCGTTAATCTGATAGAGATATGAGGTGATAGAGTGTATGAAGTAAGCAGCGAATTCCGGGCAGCTATGCTGTCCGGAGATGTTCGCCACAGGATAAGGGGCGTCCTTACTGACGTTTCCGGCGTTTCAACCTCCATTTGCGAGGAAATAGGCGAGAATATCCATATAGAACAGCAATGCACATCTGATCCGGACAGTTTCGGACTTGGAATGCTCTATACCGGCTCGGTCGAGCTGACACTGCTTGATGCTGAGGACTTGCAGAGGGCGACGCTCCGCGGCGGTACGGTCGAGCTCGAGTTCGGGCTTGACGGCTTCGAGAGCGAGTGGGTACCGCTCGGCATCTGGAACATCACTGACCCGCAGCGCGGCTCGGAGAACAGCATTATCATCAAAGGTGTGGATAACACAAGTAAGCTTGATGTGCCGATAGATAATAAATTTGTCGGCCATATCAAAATGACAGACCGTATACGAGCAATCAAAGCTAAGTCTGGCCTTGACTTCGCACAGACC